TCATGCGAATGTCAGCCCACAGCGTGGCTACATCCGTCCAGCCGGGGATGGGCTGTCCTAGCTCGTCGACAGATTGCGACGGGCTCTGCAGCGTGACGCGGCGATTGAGGCGTCCGGCTTGCATCATGCGTACACCTTGAACGGCTGCAGCAAGTGGTCAGCGCCGTTGGGCAGCGCGGCCACAGATGCGCCCACCACAACGTCTTCGCGCTGCGCGTAGAGACTTCCCACGGTCAGCAGCACGGCGGCCTTGATCTGGTCGTTGACGACGATGCCATCGAATACTTGGCGGTACGCCACCAGGGCGCGCATGTAGGCGTTTTCTGCGGCCTGCAGGGCTGCGGCTTTTTCGTCTGGGTCGGTCAATGCTTCCGCAGCGGTAACGGCGGCCTCTTTGGCGGCAGTGGCGGCGGTGAGCGCAGCCGGGGCAGCAGCCATCGCAGTCTGCAATGCCGTGTTGTCGGCGTACACGCCCCTGTCCATGGCCTTGATGGCGGCATGCTCTGCGGCGTTGATGTAGAGGTCGATCAGGGCGTCTTCATCTGTGCCGTCAACCCGTAGGTGCAGCTTGGCCTCGGACAGTTGGACGAAGCTCATTTGTTCTCCGGCGCGGCCTTGTGGGCCTTGTTGCTGGGCGGCTTGGATGCCTTTTCTTTTGGCGCTCCGTCCGTCGCCCAGCCTTCGGCCATGGCAACGGCGATCATTTCTTGATCGTTGGCATCGACCTCCTGCCCGGTCACGTAGTCCGCGCGTCGGCAGCCGCCGTGCCAGTAGGTGAAGTCTTGTTTGATGGTGAGTTTCATGGGAGTGCCAAAAGAAAAGGCCCCGAGGGGCCTTGGTTTTAGGACGCTGCGATCTTGAGCAGCTTGATTGCCTGGGTGTTGCGCAGCTTGCCGCCCACGCGCTTGCGCACGTAGAACTTGACGAAACCAGGGGTTGTGATTTCGTCACGAGTGATGCGCATGCCAACGCGGTCGGCGATCAGGTAGCCTTCCTTGAAGTCGCCGAAGGCCAGCGGGAAAGCGCCCGCGCCGACTGCTGGCATATCCTCGGCTTCGGTAATGCCGAAGCCCATGAAGGTCGCAGGCTGGCCAGCAGTCACAGCAGGCTGCCACAGATACTGGTTCGTCGTGTCCTTGTACTTGCGCAGCGCGGCCAGGACCAGCTTGGAGGTAACCCACTGAGCGTTGTTGCGGTAGCGGGCGCGCAGCGAGTACACCAGGTCATAGAACACATCGGCACTGGTTGGCAGCGCGGCAGATTGGCCCGATGCGATGTACTGCAGCGTGCCGAATGCGCGGCTGGAATCTGCGGTTGTGACGGGCGTGGGGCCTGCCAGGAACCCGGTGGGCTTCTTGGTGCCGTTGCCGCTAATGAACGCCACGCCTTCGCCTTGCGCGATGGCTTCGGCAGCAGAGCTGACCAGCCAACTTTCCACATCGAAGAACAGATCGTCAAGCGACTCTTCGGACGCCTGGGGCTTGGCAGAGGCCATGCCGAACGTGGGCGCGACTTCTGCCAGGTCAGGCGTGTTGGTTTGGTTGCGGGTGTCGGTTTCACCCAGCCACTCGAAACCAGCGCCGTTGACGTCGAACAGTTCCTTGTAATCAGGGCTGCCGACAGTGCGAACGGTGGCAATCTGGCGGATCGGCGAAATGTCCACCGACAGGCGGGCAATCTGGCGCTCGATGATCTCGGGCAGTGCGAAGCCGCCAGCGGAGCCGGTCGAGGTGACGGTCTGCGTGGCGCGGGTTTCGCGGCCATCGCGGTTTTTGGCTTCCAGTTGCTTCGCTGCGGCGGCGGCCTTTTGCTGGCGCTCGTGATCGTTGGGCGCGCGCATCCAATCAAGGAAGGCATGGCGGTATTCCACCGCTTCCTTGCTCTCGCCTTCTTGGCGACCAGCCTCACCGGCACCAGGGCGGGCCAGTTTGGTTTCCATCTTCTCCAGCTTGGTCTTCATCTCGCCCAGGCTGTCGATATGGGCATCGATCTTGGCGAGATGAAGATCGAATGCTTCGGTCGAGGCGCCGGACTTCACGGCCTCAATGCGGGCGTCGTTGGTCTTTTTGTATTCGTCGAAGGCCGTGGCGATCTTGTCCAGGGCATCGGCCACGGACTTGACGCTGGGTTCGTCGCGCTTTTCGTAAGCGCCGACAGCTTGAGCCTTGGCGGCGAAAGCAGCCATGTGAACGGCCATCACGGCCAGGAGGGTGTTTGCTTTACGCATGGTGGTTCTTTCTTAGGATGTGAGGGAACGGAGCAGCCGGTCGGCTGCCTTCATTGCCACGGCGGTCGAATTCGCAGAATCACTCCGCACTTCTCCCATCCGCATGACGCGCGACACAAAGGCCGTCGCGTCGCTTTTGCTGAACCCGGCATCACGCAGGGCCTTTTCAGCATCTTTTGGAGTCGCCATTTCGTCGGCAGACTTCACATTCGTAACCCGCGCCTTTTCGTTGGCGGGGAAAGTGACCAGGGAGACTTCCCACAGGTCAATGGCCGTGAGGGTGCGCACTTCCGTATCACGGTCGTAGGCCCATTCCTTGGACATAAACCCGATAGACAGGCCGTTGAGCGCGCCCATCTTGAGCAGCGCGTGGGCCTCTTTGCCCTTGACGGTTTCCATGGCGAGTTGGCCTTTGATGCGCAGCCCCTTTTCGTCTTCAACCATCTCCGTCCAGACGCCAATGGGCTTGTCCGCGTCGTGCTGCCATAGCATGGCGGGCATGGTTCCGGCTGCCTTGTGGTCTTTCAGGGATTGAATGAACGCGCCCTTGGCGATCACGTCGTCATAGTTGTCCCGCACGCCAAAGACCGAGCCGTAACCTTCGACGGTGCCGTCTTCGCCAGTGGCCTTGATCTGCAGGGCGAAGGAGCGAACCTCCCGGCCTGCGCGCGCATCTTTGCGCTCTGGCTTTTGTTTGTGCATAGATTTCCTTCGGGCAACAAAAAACCCGCCAGGGCGGGCCGTAGCGGGTTTCGTTGGTGATTTTGTTTACTGGTTGGGCTCTGACGCTGGTTCGTTTCCAGTGGTCATGTTCATTGGTTTCAGGTAGTCATCCCCGCCTGGGCGCGGGTCCCAGCCTTCTTCGTCGCGGTATTCGTTGGGGCTCATCAAGCCCATTTCGACCATCGTGCGGGCATACACCGCGCGATCCTTGATCGAACCAGCCCTCATGTAGCGCGTGTCAAACTCGCCAAACAGCGGGCCTGCCCCGTCCAGCAGCATTTCGTCAATGCGTTGCGTCCAGGCGCGGTGCCATGGGGCCAAACAGTGGATCAGGTGCGCAGCAAAGAACGCCTCGGAGCTGGCAAAGGTGCTGGTCTTGTCGGAGTGCCCAACCATGATTGGAAACACCCCGTAACCCCGGCAGATTTCCTCAATCTGCAGGCGCCGTGTCTCAACATGCTGCGCGTCCACGCCAGTTTGCGTCGTAGGTTGCCATTTCGCACTGCGATCCAGTACCAACGGAGTGCCCGAGCTGTCCGGGCCTGTCTTTTCGCGCAGCCATGCTGTCAGGCGCTTGTGCTGCTCTTCGTTCAAGCTGCCGTCCACGCTGTACGTGCCGCTGGGGCGCAGCCCGTTGGCGTGCATCGCTGCTTGGCTCTTTTCAGTGGCGATGGCAAGGCCGATGGCAGAGCGCGCAAGCTGCACCGCATTCATGCTACCCACCCAATCCCACTGCACACCGTTGATGACAAACACATCATCAGGGCCAAACTCGCCAATGATTCCGAATTCATCCCAGCAGCGGTAACGCACCTCGTAGCGCGAAACCTTGCGGACATCCCAGTTGCCAGGCATGACCGGGATCAGTTCACGCACGCGGCGGTTGTCGCCGCGCACCTTGATGGACAAACCCGCCCCCGTCAGGGCCGCGTGAATAGTCATCTGCCTGCGCCACTCAAATGACGTTTGCCACTCGTTCGGGCGGCGGGCCAGCAAGCGATATTCCGGGATGTTGGTCGCCTTCTGGCGCGTTCCATCCTGCAGTTCGCGGAACACATGCAAATCAGGCGTTGCGCACCCATCTGCTATCACCTTCACACACGCCAAGACGGTCGAGACTTGCAGCGCGGTTTTGTCCGTCACGACAACCCCAGCGACAGAGCCGCCGCCCACACCGTCGATCAGGCTTGCCACCTGGTCGTAGGTGAGCTGGGCAGCTTTGCGGCCCAAGAGTCGGTCAAGGAGTTTCAAGACGTGGTTTCCCAGAAGGATTTCTCTGTAGAGAGGGTTGTGTTGATCAGGCCAGCGGCCATCACAGCGGCCACGGCCAAGTCAATCCGGCCCGTTGCTTTCTCTTTGGACAGCTTGCGGTTTTCCGCGCCGTCCTGCTCGATGACTGCATTGCTCATGCACCAGTCAAGCACCTTGTGCCCGGCGTGGGCAATCTCGCCGTTGAGCAGCATTCGCTCGAATGTTTCCAGCGCCGGGCTGAAGTCTTTGTAGCCCTGCCCTACCGGCTTCATTTCCGGCAGGCTGATGCCGTCATCGGAGGCCATGGCCATCAAATCTTCGATGCGCCAGCGGTCGTAACCGACGGCGATGATCTCGAAGAAGTCGCACATCGCGGACAGCTTTTGCAGAATCACGCGCTTGCTTATGGCCCGGCCCGGCGTGGTGTCGAGATACCCCTCGGCGCGCCACTGGATGTAGGGCACGCGGTCGGTATCGGCCTTGCGCTGCAATTCAACGTCCGGCAACCATGCAAATGGCACCAGCAGCCACGGTTCTCCAGCCTCTATAGGCTCGACAAGGAAAACCATGCCCGTCAGGTCGGTGGTACTGGATAAATCCAACCCGGCCACTGCACGGCGTCCGCGCAAGTCCTGCCAGTCAAAATCCCGCTGTGCCCCGCGCCACACTTCGCCGCTGATCCATGGGCTCTCGGCGTCCGTCCACTGGCAAAAATTCAGGCGCCGGACAATGGCCTCTTTCGATGGCATGCCCTTGGCCTCTACCACCTGCTCGCGGATGTATTTCATCCCCGGCAAATCGGCGTCCTGCAATGACGGGTTCGCCTTCGGCCAGCACGACTCATCAGCGAAAGGGTCGTCTTCTTCGTCTAGGCCGCACACGAACGGAAAGAACGCATCGTCTTCCACCTCGCCCGCCGCCACCTTCGCGCCGTACTCGTGATAGCCCCAGCACGGCCCCATGCGGTTGTGCCCCGCATTGGTAATCATGAAAATCAGCGCCTGGCGTCGGCTTTTCGTACCTGCCCGCATCATTTCGACGACGGTGTTCGTCTTGTGCTCGTGCAGTTCGTCAATCAGGCCGATGTGGGGCCGTGGGCCTGATTGGCCATCGTCACTACTGATGGGCCGGAAAAACGCGCCCTGCGCCATGTAAGCAAGGTTCCAGCACCTCTCCCCGGTGCCGCTCTTTGTCAGGCGCTTTGAAAGCTCAGGCGATTGATCCACCATCGCAACGGCGTCACGGAACAGGATCATGGCTTGATCCTTTTTCGTGGCGGCGCTGTAGATTTCCGCGCGTGGCTCGTTGTCTGCCACAAGGCCCAACATGCCCACACCAGCGGCCAGGGGGGATTTGCCGGAACCCTTCGCAGTTTCGATGTAAGCGTTGCGAAAGCGCCGGAACCCATCCATACCGTACCAGCCGAACAGCGAGCCAACCACGAACTTCTGCCAGGGCAGCAAGGCAAACGGCTTTCCCTCGAAGTCGCCGCCGTTGAGTTTCAGCACGTCCTCGAAAAAACCTTGCGCCTTTTCCGCCGCCTCTACCTTCCACACCAGCCCGCGCTTGTGCCCCTCGGCCATATCCCGAAGGTGCCGCGCGCACTGCCCGCGCACATGAGGCCCAGCAATCCGCTCGCCCGCCACGACTTCCAGCGCGTACTGCGTAGCCGCGTCAGAAATAGCGGGCGGCTTTGTCTTCTTGCTTCTTGTCATCAGGGGTCGCAGTGACGCGGGATCGCGCCGAAGGGGTCATGCCGAACTCGGCGGCATAGCGCACCATGTCGGCCTTGGCCTTGTTTGCGATCCCGACGAGCGGGTTTTGTATGGCGTTGCCGCTGGTGGTTTTAATCATCAGCGCGGCGTTTAATTCATCCTTGGCGGCCATCCTATTGATGGCCCGCTCCGCTTGCGCCCAGCGACCGTATGCGGCTGCGTAGGCGGCCAAGGCGGCGCGGTCTAGCTCCGTCATCAGGCCAGCGGCGTACAGGGCGCTGCACACCCGGCCCCACTCGACCTTGGCGTCGTCGCACAGGAAGGCGGGCGGCGTCGGCTCGGACAGCGCGACCACGGCCTCGTTCTTTGGCAGTGGCCGCTTTCCCGGATTACCAGTCACCAGCTTGAGCACTGTTGGTTTTGGTTTGCGGCCGACTGTCATGCCAGGCTTTCGTGGGTGCGGCTGTTGCGTGCGTAGGGTATTAAATCCTCAACCTTGCGGCTGACGATGACAGGGTGCGTTTTCATGTATTCCTCGGGGGTTCAACCCCCTATTGCCATTTCGCGGCTGTGCGCAAAGCAAGTACCGATCGGTTTCCAGGGCAAAAGGCCCAAAGAACGAATACCCCCGGAGGGTCACCACACCAC